TGTCCTCAAGGCGAACCTTATGGGTTATTCCCCTAAAGTTACCTTTGCGGGCAACCGACCCCGAGGCAAAGGCCCCGAAGTGGGTTTTCCCTACGGGATGGGATGAGGCATCATTCAAGAGGATGCCAGGAGTCCTCCAGTGGCTTAAGGAGAACTCCAGGGCGCTACGCCCTCAGAAGAGCGGAAAGGTAAAATGGGGTCCAACGGCCTCGTATAGACACCTGCAAGACACTTGGTTAGCCTTCGCGGGGTTCCTTACCATCGTAGAACCATGTTTAATACATGGTTTCGAATTAAAGGGACTCCACGAGGATACCTATAAAATGCTTGCTGGGGTTGACTCCATGTTCCGATGGACGATTACCTCTTGGGTCAACCAGGGTCAAACCTGGGTGACCAAGAGATATTCATCTATCGCGAATTGGGGTCAATTTTACTCTACGAGATCAGAATTGGACCTCCCACCGCTCCCTAAAGGTACTATAGGTGCTTCTAGAGATGGATGGCTCCTTTTTCCATGGGCTCGAGGTCCCTTAGCTGATAAGATCTACCCTACGGTAGGTCCTTATCATCGAAGGGGGACTCAAGAACGTGAAAAGGAGGCATTCCATCTTTACACCCTATATTCTCTTAAGGGAGCATTACCTCACCCGTCTGAGGACGTAGTTAGAGCCTCACTGCGTGAGCATTCAGAGACGCTTCGGACTCCTGGAGTCACTCCGAGGGAGATTTTGTTCGCCGCTGAGACCTACGGGGAAATTTACGCAAGTAAATTTCCCCCTAAGATTACCTCTGCGGAAATAACAACTTCTACCTCGGCTTGTCTCGAGAAGCCAGTCGCTTCAGGAGGTCGTGCTAAGTACCTCCTTGAAGGGACCAAGAAACTCTCTGATTTGCTTGATTCACATGTGAAATTGAGACCTCGAGGATTAAAACTAATGCTCGAGATGGCGAAATGGCAATTTCCTTGGGGAGCCCCTCACGGGTACCCTCAAGGAATGGCCATTGCACTCGCCCTAATAGACGCTCAATCTCAAGGTTTTATATCTCATTTGGAAACTAAAGAGACCTCTTGCCTTCCTGGGATGGGGAACAGCTATGCTGCTCCCTTTCTCAAAAAGCAAGAGTGTCCATCTTTAATTGAGCCAAAGATTTATGAAACCAAGGGGGTCGCCATTAAGGAGCAAGGCGGGAAGGCCCGTGTGGTATGTGTACCACCCGGGTCTCTCGGCACACTCCTTCATGGTGTACGAACCCTCATGTATTCCTCCCTAGAGAAGGACCATGATATTGGTACTCTCTCGGGAGACGCAGGTCGGCTCTTGAGTTGGATCAATAAGGTTAACAAGTATCTGAAAGATAATCTTCCGAGAAGAAACTTTGTAGTTAAAAACTTCAAAGTATTATCAGTGGATTATCGAACAGCGACGGACACATTCCATAATGACTTTATAGCAGCCCTTTGTCGGGGTTACTTTAAAGAAATTAAGGATGTTCCGTTTTTCGTTACCCTTATGGTTCCTTATATAACTTCGCCCTTCTCGGTGAAATACATGGACCCGGAGATTCCTCCAGTAGAGTCAACCCTTCGCGGTATCTCTATGGGAAACCCCGCAAGCTGGGCCCCGTTGAACTTGTTTAACAAGTTCCACTGGGCGGCTGCGGAGTTCCTCCATAGGGACGTGAAGGTTAAGGTTGACTCCATTGAAAGTTACGGAGTCCATTTATCCTCACCTCGCTTCCGCGAGTACCTGGTTCAGCGTAAGAGATTGGATAGTAGATTAAAGGAGCAATGTGGTGATGACCTCATTGCTTTTGAGGGACCTCGAATATTTCGTATATTTGAGATCCTTGCAAAATCCTGTGGGGCGATTTTTTCCCCAGGGTCCCATCTACAATCCCGGGACTCGGGGATATTTACGAAACAAATGGCGATCCTACATAGGTCTCCCTCTGAAGGATTGCAATTTAAATTCGTAGATATCCTCCGAGTCCGCTCTCTTAGCGGACCAGATTCTCGCTTCCCCGGTCAAAAGATGGTTCCGACTTGTTGGGTCATAGGTGAGGCCCTCTTGATGGAAACTCGTTGGTGGCCAACTGAGGATCCTCACTACTCTTCAGCAGTGAAGTTCCTCTTTTGGAGGTACCATGAGTTCATCAAGAGATGCGTCAACTGTGGCATTGAGATCTACCTCCCTAAGCTTTTCGGAGGTCTTGGTTATCCTGAATTTCGAGGTAAGCCTCGAATTTTTCAGGGAAAAACCAAGAGAATGATCTCAATCATTCTTAAGAATGACAAAAGTTTGAAACATCTTTTAAACCTCAGAAGTCTTGGATCTTTATGGGTTCCTGATTCCCATAGTCCTTTAGGTAAAACCGTAAAGGACTTGATCTTCAAGTCTTTTGAGATTATATCCGGGGGGATAGCGTCCTCCGATTCTCACGTTTCCCTTAACTTTTCTACGTTAAGGGGCGAGTTCCCTCGAGGCTTACTCCGTGATGCGAGCTTGCTCACAATTGATCGGTTGGCCCTTGAGATAAAATACGAGTCTAAACTCGAATTCGATCTTAAGGACCGACAGGTCTTTCGTGAGAGACTTCAAGCTTACATCAAGGAGAACTTCGAGGAAAAGAAAGAATCGAAGGAAGAGAAGAGGTCTCGTGCTTCTCCTCCCCCACCGGAATGGGTTCCATTCGAGGAAGCTTATGATCGCATCTCGCAGCAATTCTATAAAGAACTTTCGTTCTTGCTAGAATCTTCGAGTGTGTCAAAAGTTCCTTCTATAGAAACCATTGGACGGAGGTTTAAGAAGCTTCGAGATGAAGTTATAAAGGGAGACACCTATAGGTATAAACCTATAGGTGCCTTAACTCGCGAATCCCTCTTGAAAATTGAAAGAAGCTTTAAGGCGAAGCAGTGGTCTCTTTGGGTGAATTTACATTCGCTCCTAGAGACCGCTACTGAGCAGGTCGCCGTCTGGGTAGACAGTCGATCAGCTTAAAGGTACTTTCGCTCATCCCATTGTTGCCTCAGGGGAGGTTCCCCAAAGGCTTAAACTCTTAGAGAATTCCTCTTAGAGTTGTCGGA